GTCGCGCAAGACAATGAACGGTCCGACGTTCAGCGACGTTGGAGGCGCGTCCACCCTGAACGGTGGCAGCACGTACGCAAACCGACTTCGGAAGATCCGAAGGTTCTAACCCACCCACCACGATTCCGCCCCTCAGCAAGACCGCTGGGGGGCTTCTTCATGCGCAGGGAGAAGCACATATGAGTGACGTCGTCGCAAAGCTTGTTGCGATCGTCAAGGCCGAGGTTGGCTACCACGAAGGTAAGTCGGCGTCCGGTCACTGGAACAACAAGGAGAAGTACGCGGCGCAGGTTCCGGGGCTTGAGTGGGCGGACTATCAGCCGTGGTGCGCCACCTTCGTTTCGTGGGCAGCGCTGAAGGCCGGCGTAGACAAGCTCTTCCCGCGTACCGCTTCGTGCGCTGCGGGTGTGTCTTGGTTCAAGAACAAGGGCCGCTTCAGTGAGTACCCCGCTGTGGGCGCGCAGGTTTTCTACGGCTCCGGTGGCGGCACTCACACGGGCTTGGTCGTCGCGTTCGACGCCGATTACATCTACGCGGTTGAAGCCAACACGAACGACAACGGCAGCGCTGAGGGTGACGGTGTGTACCTGAAGAAGCGTGCCCGGCGTGACGCGCACGTGTACGGCTACGGCGTTCCGGCGTTCGAAGGTCTGATATCCGCTGACCCGCGCTGGGGTGGTGCGAAGTCTGGCAAGGTGGCTGCACCGGTTGTCACCAAGCCCGCTACCCCGAAGCCGAGCCATGAGCCGTACCCGGGCGCTGCGTTCTTCAAGGACGGTCGGAAGTCGCCGATCATCGCGGCCATGCACAAGCGCCTCGTTGCCGTCGGGTGCAACCACTACGCGTCGAGCCGGAACACGGACGTGTGGGGCAGCGGCGACGAAGCGTCCTACGCGGCTTGGCAGCGGAAGTGCGGGCACAGCGGTAGCGGCGCTGACGGCATTCCCGGCAGGGCCACGTGGGACGCGCTGAAGGTCCCGAATGTCTAAGGAGACTGCCATGGGCGACCACAGCAAGCCGGACAGCGTAGGCAGGGTGCGGGCAGCGCTGACGTTCCTGAAGGGTCATCGGCGAGCGGTCATGGCCTTCGTTGCGGGTGGCGTGGCAGCGGTGAGTGCAGTGAAGCCGGACTTCCCGGGCGCTGCCGTTCTCTCCGTCGTGCACGCGCTTCTGGGGGTCTAGGCTCCGCGAGTAACCGACTCCCTTCCTGGGGCGTAACAGCACCTAGGAAGGGACTTCGGATGACCTATTACAAGAGCGTTGGGCTTATCGGGCATGCTCGCGCCGGCAAGGACACGGTGGCCGCGCGGATGGGTCAGCGCTTCGGTTTTCAGCGGGTCGCGTTCGCCGATCAGTTGAAGCGTGCCGCGCTGAGGGTTGACCCGTTCGTCAGCGGATTCGCGTCATTCTGTGACGAGTACGACCACGACGTTGAGCTGACTCGGCTGTCCACGCTTGTGGAGTCGCACGGCTGGGATGTCGCTAAGGACTCGTACCCCGAAGTCCGGCGCTTCCTTCAGGCCTTCGGACAGGCTATGCGCGAGCTGGACCCAATGATTTGGGTTGAGGCCGCGATGCCCGCTGTGCACGCCGCACACGATCTGCACCTTCCCGTGGTGGTCACCGATGTTCGCCACCACAACGAGGCACGATCGCTTCAGGCGCGCGGCTTCGTGCTGATCCGGGTGACCCGCCCCGGTACCGGACTGGACGGCGACGCGGGCAAGCACCGGAGCGAGACGGAAATGGATGACTGGCCCGCGTCGCTGACGATTGGCAACACGGGGTCGCTGGACGATCTGAACAGGATCGTGGACGGCTTGCTCCTCCCCCACAACTGACACTGAGCCCGAACCTACTCTTCGTGAGTGGGTTCGGGCTTTTTTGTGTTTCAGGGCTTGCGTCGAACCTACTCACGTGAGTAGGTTCTACCTATGACGAAGCGCGCGAAGGACATAACCCTTGGAGACTTGCTCGTAACCGAGTCGGGGCTCCTCACAGTGGCAACGGTGGCCACGGACATGTACGCGGGAACGACCCTCGTGAAGGGGAAGGGGGGCTTCTCGCTGGTCTTCGGACCGACCGAACAGGTTGAGGTTCTCGACTAGGCAGCGGGGAGGCCGGGGCACATCGCTCCGGCCTCCTTACCAAATTCCCGACGTACTCTCGGTGAGTACGTTGGACACCCGCAAGATCACCACGCTAAGCTCAGCATGCGGTAACCCAAAGGAGCGCACCATGCCCGGCACCATGACAACGGACATGATCGACAAGCTGACCATTGACGCGCGCGACACGATCGAAGCCGTCAAGGTGGCCGGTACCGCTGGCACGGTCGGAGCCCTTGTCGACGCTGCCGAAGGAACCATTCGCTGGCTTCCTGCGGGGGACCGTGTCGCGCTGCGTAAGGACCTGCACGCCGCGAAGACTGCCCGATTGACCCAACTCGCCACCGGAGAAGTCATGCCCCCAAGGAAGAAGACCGCTGCCGCTGCGCCCGTCGACGTTGACGCGCTGATCAGCGACGTACACGACATCGTTGATCAAATGGTCGAGATTGATCCGGGAAGCGACGGCGCGGCCACGAAGGCGGGCGATCTCAGCGCTGAGGCGGACGAGAAGATTCGTCAGCTTCCCAGGAAGCATCACACGGCGCTGCGGAAGACTGTGGCGGACGCGCGTAAGGCTGTGGAAGACGCCGCGGAGAAGCCGGAGCCGGAGCCGTCCACAGAAGTCGCCGTGGTCAGCAACAACCCGCTTGACTGGGAACACATCCCGGAGCTTGTGGCGCACGGCGTAGAGAAGGTGCGCGAGGGTGTCGAGCTCGGGCTGAAGATGACGCACGCCGGCGAAGCGGTGGCGAACGTCATTCTGACCATCCGTCAGAACATGATCGACCCCGAGACGGGGCTCCCGGACCTTCCGGCGCGCATGCGGGTGACGCGCGACGCTGCAAACCTTGTGTACAAGAACGCGCGCAAGGACGTGGCCGACGATGACGTTGTGCGTACCGCTGCGCACGAGTCGATCAAAAAGGCTTCACAGAACAAGGCCAGCGACGTGCTTGTTGCGTGGCTGCGCGGTTACGACCGGAACAGTGCCGAGTCGATGGAACTGTTGCGCGAAATCTTCCCCGCTGCCGCCGACAAGGTTGAGGCGAGCGAAGACCTTTCGCCCGAAGCCGCCATTCGCGCGCTGTACGCGGAAAAGAAGGTTGAGCTTCCTGCCCGTGGGCGCACAGAAGCCATGCGCGAAGACCGGAAGGTGAAGGCGCTAGTGCAGGCTCGCCGCGAGCTTGAGGCAGCGAAGGACGCTGACGACGTCGAGCCCAAAGACGTCGAAGAGCTTGAGTCGAAGGTGCGCGAGCTTACGGCGGACCTGGGCGACGCTGCGGCGAAGGCCGAAGAGCTGACACCGGAAAAGACAGACTTCGAGCGCACGGAAGAAGCCCTCACGAAGGTGCGCGAAACCTTCCAGCGTGCGGGGAAGCGCCTCAGCAAGTTGGACGAAGCGCGTCGCGACGACGTGAAGGCGGACATGTACAAGCTCATTAGCGAAGTGGCGGACACCTTCGGGCTCGACCTGAGCGCGCTGAAGGCCACCGCTAAGTAACCGACCGACCACTCTACGTCGCCCCGGCTCATCCCCACAGCGGGAAGGGTCGGGGCTTCGTCACGCCCAGGCCACAGCGCAAGCGTCTGACCAGCGGGTTGTGATGCTGTGACGTTGTTACTCATTTTCTGGATTCACATAAGACTTCTCTATAAGCAATCCAGAATCGGCGTCCCATCGTCGCAACGTCACACCCGCCGCTGTGCAGTCACCGACTCCCTTACTGCTGAGTGACAGCAACGAAGGGAATGCACGTGGGCAAGGTACGCACGATCTACAGGGGCGGAAGCCGCTTTTACGTCCATCCGGTTGACCGCGAGATTATCCACCCGGGCGTGACGTCGGTTATCGGCATGCTGCCGAAGCAGAACTTCCTAGGCCCGTGGAACGGCAAAATGGCTGCGACGCTGGCCGTTGATTCCATCGACTTCGTGGCAGACATGGCAGCGCGGGACCGTGAGGGCGCGATTCAGTACCTCAGCGGGGCGGCTCGCCGATACACGAAGGTGCGCGCGGACATCGGCTCCGAAGCGCATGACCTGTTTGAGCGGCTCATCCGTGGTGAGTACGTCGGCAGGGTCCGCAGCGACCTTGAACCGTACGTGCAGCACTTCCGGGAGTTCCTGGCCGCTGTGAACCCGGAGTTCGTACGCGCCGAAGATGTGGCGTGGTCGGACACCTACGGGTACGCCGGCTCATTCGACGTGTGGCTGTACGTGTGGCTGGACGAGAACGGCATGCCGACCCCGGACCGTTCCGGCGTGAAACACCTGATCATGGGCGACTGGAAGACGTCGAAGGCCACATACCCGGACGTGGCGCTGCAAATGGCCGCGTACATGAACGCCGACTTCGTCATTGACGCCGACGGCAACCGGGAGCCGATGCCGGAGTTCGACGGCGCTGCGGTGCTGCACATCACGGACGAGACTTGGGCGTTCAAGCCCGTGGTCGCGGACGAGACCGTGTTCGCTGAGTTCCTGCGGCTTCGCGGCACGTTCGATTGGGACCGTGAGGGCTCGAAGCGGGTCATCGGCAAGCCCATTGCGAAGAAGACCACGGGCAAGCTCGTGACCGGTACGCAGCGACGGGCGCGCTAGTTACCGACTCCCTTCGTGGTGCTCAGGAAAGAGAAACCACGAAGGGAGTTGCCGCATGGCACAGCACGAGTTCACGGCGTGGCCGAAGACGGCGCGACTGTTCCGGGACATCACGGTCACGGAGAAGCTCGACGGCACGAACGCGGCGATTCACGTCAGCGTGCTGGGCGCTTCGCTGGCCGAGTCTGACGCGTTCCCGCCCGAGTCGTACAGCGTAGTCGTTGACGGAGTCCGCTACGTGGTGAGCGCCCAGTCACGCAAGCGCATCATCACTCCGGGCAAGACGACGGACAACTACGGCTTCGCTGGCTGGGTGTACGGCAACGCTGAGCACCTTGTGCGCTTGCTGGGTGAGGGGCTGCACTACGGCGAGTGGTGGGGCAGGGGCATTCAGCGCGGCTACGGGCTCGACGAACGCCGCTTCTCGCTGTTCAACACGCACCGCTTCGCGACGACTCACGCGCTTGTGGGCGACGTGTGGCTCAGTCGCGTTCCTGTTCTGTATCAGGGCCCGTTCAGTGAAGAGGCTGTGACGAACGAGCTTCGCGACCTGCGCACGAAGGGCTCGCTCGCTGCACCCGGCTTCATGGACCCTGAGGGGGTGTGCGTCTACCACAGCGCGGTGGGCAAGGTGTTCAAGGTGACGCTCGACAACAACGACGCTGGCAAGTGGGAGGTCTGAGCGTGCTTGCTACGCACACGAACCGTATGCACCCCTACAGCGTGCATCTGAAGCGGGCCGAAGTGGTCGAGCTTCTTGAAGAGTTCGCGGACGCTGTCCCGCTCGACCCCGAAGAGCTTCCGCAACTAGCCGCTATCCGCAGGAAGCTGACCAACTTGATCTTCTCCGAAGGGCAGGGCCGCGCATGACCGGTCCCAACTGTCTGTGTAACCCCCAGAAGTCTGGGCTGTGCACATCTTGCGGCGGTTAACACCCAACTCCCCTACCGGAGCCCCTCAGTGCCTCACAAGGGCATTGGGGGGCTTCTTTGTTTTGTGCTTTGTAGCACGCTGCGCAGCACCGGGTCACCGACTCCCTTACCCACAAGTGACAGAGCACAGCGGATGAGCGGGGAGTGGTCATTCCTCCCCGCTCACCTACCAAGGGAGCAACCCTCTATGGCACGTCAGAGCATTTGGGCGCAGGACGAAGAGAACAAGCCGAAGGAGCGCCCCACCTACTCCGACGACACCGTTGGCCGGCTGCACAGCGGCTACATGGACGAGACGGGTCGCAAGCCTCGCCCGGTCGCGCTGTCTGAGTGGCGCTTCTCGACCGGCGACAAGACCGCAGCGGACGCGGTGGCTCAGCTCTTCGGCGGCACGCCTGCCGAGAATGAGGAGTCGGCGTCCGAGAACTTCATCGACATCTTCACTGAGGCGACGAAGCTTCCCGTCATCATCGAGCTCGACGGCATCGACTGGGACATGAAGCAGTGGGTGAACGGCAAGCTGACGCACCACTGCGACGGCTTCGAGTTCAAGAGCCCGGAGGAGAAGTCCGGCGAGCCGTGCGGGTGCCCGACGCTCTTCGCTGAGCGGAAGCAGGCTGCGAAGGACTACCAGGGCCCGAACCCTTCCATCACGGTGACGTTCCGTCTCGCTGACGATCCGGAGCTTGGGAAGTTCAAGTTCCAGACCGGCGCATGGACGCTCATGAAGGTTCTGCACGAGGCGGAAGACGCGCTTGACCGTGTCGGGCAGACGGCGTTCGGCGAGCTTGAGCTTGAGTACGTCGAGTACACGCCGACGAAGGGCCCGATGCGGAACAAGCTCGTTTCGTACACCAAGCCCGTCATCAACATCGTCAAGGCGTACGGCGCGGCGATTGCCGACGATGCTGAGTAAGTGGCAGCGGGCAACGGCTGTACGAATCCTGAAGGGCGCTGACGACGATTACCTTCGTCAGCCCCTTTGGGAGTTCCATCCGTACTACGTGCCGCACATCCTTCATGAGCGGCGGGTGCGTTTCGGCGTCCCGTCCGCTGACGATTTCGATCCGGAGTACCACTAGTGGGCAAGCGCGGCACGGTAACTGACTACGCGGGGGAAGCCCTGTACAAGGGCGACTTGATCAACTACGCAACCCGCTGCGGGAATCGTGCGCGCGCTTCGGACGCGATCATTCGCGACATCAAGACCGTGCGGGTGCTCGGCAAGGTTGTGCCCCGCCTGAAGGTGCAGCCCACGGGCGTTGATTCCGGCGACGGGTTGGGAGAACGCAAGTCGCTCCGCGCGGAATGGATAGGCACGGAACACGTGCGGCTTCTCCGCAGCAACGTGACAGGCGAACAGAGATAACGCGAATCCCCCCCCGGTCGGTGCACTGCGCATCGTACCGGGGGTTTTCGCATTCAAGGTACTCACGAAGAGTAGGTTCGAATGGCGACGGTACTGATTGCGCCGGATACGGCTCCGGCAATTGGGGATGTGCGCGCGCTGGGCACGGGGGACACGATCCTGTTGCGTGTCGGGTGGAGTCTGCGCAAGGACAGCGGACGGTACGCGGGTGCGATTGCTGACGCTGTGTCGCATGGCGCTGACGCACGGCACTTCACGCCGGACGACCATGCGGCGGTGCGCGATGCGTCATGAGCCGAAGTGCGGGTGCCAACCATGCCGGAACAAGCGGCGTAAGCAGTACATAAAGAACTACTACTCCAAGCTCCCCCCGGACAAGCGCCATGAGCTGACGCATAAGAAGCGCGCGAAGGCGTACGGCGTTGAGCATGAGGCGTACAGCCGGACAGAGATCATGCGCCGCTGGGGTTACCGCTGCGCCTACTGCGATGCCCGCGCCACGCATATGGATCACGTCCACCCGCTCAGCAAGGGAGGCGCCGACAAAGAGTCGAACATGTTGCCAGCGTGCGCTACGTGCAACCTGAGCAAGGGCGCGAAGACGCTAGCTGAGTGGGCGCTCACGTTTGGACCGGGTAACCGACTCCCTTCTAGGCCAGCGAAGGCAAAACGAAGGAGACTGTAATGCTCTTCGCTGAGTTGCTCGCACGCTTCAAGGACGTGTCGGAAGAGCCGGACGGTGGCTATCTCGCCCTGTGTCCGGCTCACGCCGATACGAAGCCCTCCCTACGTGTCTGGCGTGGTGATGACAACAAGGTCCGCATGACGTGCCGCGCCGGATGCTCGACGGGTGGTGTAGTCGACGCTGCGGGGCTCCGCTGGGCAGACCTGTTCAACGTTGAGGGCGCGGGTCTCACCGTGCCGAAGGAGAAGCCGCAGATGGTTGGTACTCCCATGGTTGCGGGCCTTCGCGTGTGGCTTGACGCGCTCATGGACACGGTCACGGACCCGCTGTGCAACGGCTACACGTTTGACCGCTTCGGCATTACCGCGCCGGACGCTAGGCGCCTGGGGCTGAAGTACGCGGCTCCGGGCGACGGCTCCGGGTTCATGGCCGTGTCGAGCAGTTTCGACAGGTACCCGCGTCTGGTCGTTCCGCTGGACGGATTCGACGGCGTGACCCGTGGCGCTCAGGGACGCGATCTCAGCGGCGGGTGCCCCGGACGGTGGCTGAGTCTCACGAACCCTGAGGGTCAGCGGTGGGCCCCGTACGGCGTCTTCCGTGGCGACGGTGGATACGGGGCAGTCATCGTCTCTGAAGGGCCCGGAGACGGGCTTACAGCGGTCGGCGTTGGCTATGACGCGGTGTGCATCCGTGGCGCTGCGCTCGCCGGAAGCCCGGACCTGTTGGCAGAGCTTGCCCACGGGCTGAAGGGTGCCCAGGTCATTGCCGCTGGGGACAACGACGAAGCGGGGCAGCGTTTCAACCGGGCGCTTGCCGAAGGTTTGAAGCCGTACGGCATTGAGGTCTTCGCGCTGCCGCTCCCGGACCTGGGACCGAAGACTGACGTGACCCGGTGGCGTGAGCACACGGTGGAAGTCGGCAACAGTGCGGCGTTTGCTGCCCTGTTCCACGCTGCGGTGAAGGCTGCGCGACCCGTCATCGACCGTGCGACGGCAGAAGCCCAGCACCGTAAGGCCGAAGTCGCGCACCGTACCGGAGCCGTTCAGGTGTCCAGCGATCAGGGCGCAGACGCTGCCCGCATCCTGGGTGACCTGGTCACCACGTATGGCGAGTCGGACGCGATGAACGCGCACGCCCTTGTGGCTTGGACGGATGGGCGTATCAAGTACGCGTCCGGCCTGGGTTACTTCGTGTGGGACGGCGTGACCTGGGTCAAGTCCGCCACGCGTGTCCGGCAAGAGATTCATGCCATGGGCGCTGCGCTTGTGCTCGCCGGCTGTTTGCCCGAGTCGCGCGGCTTCACCATGACCACGCGCATTGACGCACTCATGACGGAGCTTCGCAGCGTGCCGAGTGTGCACGTGGACGCTGAAGAGTTCGACGCGAAGCCCCATCTGTTGAGCTTCCGCAACGGCGTGGTCGATCTTCGCACGGGCAAGCTGCGCGGCCACGACAAGGGCGACATGCTCACGGTCACGCTGCCGCTCGACTACGACCCGAACGCGAAGGCTCCGCGCTGGGAACAGTTCCTCGGTGAGATCTTCCCTGGGAACCCGGACCTGGTCGATTACGTCCAGCGGCTCACCGGATACGGCATTACCGGCTCGACGTCGGAACAGTGCTTCGCCGTGCTGTGGGGCAAGGGCGCGAACGGCAAGAGCGTCTTCACCGACACGTGCACTGAAGTGTTCGGCGCGATCACCAAGACGACGGCGTTCGCCACCTTTGAGGACAAGGGGAACGGCGGGGGCATCCCCAACGACATTGCGGCGTTGAGGGGCTCGCGGCTGGTCATGGCCAGCGAAGGTGAGTCGGGCAAGCCGATGTCGGAAGCCGTCCTCAAGCGGGTGACGGGCAAGGACAAGGTCACGGCGCGCTTCCTGAGGCAAGAATTTTTCACCTTCGCGCCCACGTTCCTGATCATGCTGGCCACCAACCACAAGCCCAAGTTCCGCGGGCAGGACGAAGGGCTTTGGCGGCGCGTCAAGCTCATCCCCTTCGCGCGCTACTTTGCTCCGCACGAGCGTGACTATGACCTTGACCGGAAGTTGCTCGCTGAGCGCGCGGGAATTGTGGCCTGGGCTGTGCGCGGCGCTGTCGAGTGGTACGCAACCGGTCTTCGTGACCCCGAGTGCATCACCACAGCGACGCGTGAATACCGGGCGACTTCGGATGCGTTGGCCGGCTTCTTCCCGGGTGTGCTGGAGGTGGCGGATGACTCCGTGATTCTTCCGGGCGCTGACGCGTACAACGCTTACCGCGATTGGTGCGAAGCCGAAGGCCTGAAGTCCACTGAAGTGTGGTCGCGGAAGGCTTTCTACGGAGCCATGGAAGAGCGCAACATCGGGAAGAAGAAGACGCGCACGGGCATTTCGCTGGTCGGCGTGAAGTTGGCGGATGCGCCTTCCGCTGAGGGACCGGGAATCTTTGGGGGCGAGTGAGCATGACATGGGCGGCTTCAACGGTTGACGTGACGTATCGAAACGGTGCGGACAACCCTGTGCGTCAGCATGCCGGGCACGCAAACGCGTACGGGCTGCACGTGTTCAAAGAGCGTTCGTCGTGGCAGATTTGCAGCCCCGAAGGTCTCTGCGTCAAGGGACTCATCCCTACGCGTAAGGCCGCGCGCGCACTCGCGGACACAATCGGGCCCATGGCGCCGAACGGCTGGAACGCCGAAGCCGTGAAGCGGTGGCGCAGCGACGACCCGACGGGTTACGGCGAAATGGCAGCGCTACTGCGCTAGTCACCGACTCCCTTCCTGGCAACCAAGCTGGGAAGGGAGTTTTTTCATGATCGTCATGCGGCATGAAGTTGCCGGAGACTTGGTCACCGTACGCATTCCCGAGACGCGCGATGACTTGCGCGCCTTCATGGACTGGGCACGGCGCCGGGATGTGCTCGCGCTGGACACGGAAACCACGGGCCTTGACATCTTCTCTGTCGGGTATCGGCTCCGCACGGTCCAGTTCGGCGACAAGCACGAAGCCTGGGTGATCCACTATGAGCGCGGCGGCCACTTCGCCCAGGCAGCGGATTGGGTGCTTGAGCACTGCCCGCGCTTCCTGATCCACAACGCGCCCTTTGACTGGCTAGTGCTCGACAAGCACACGCCGGCCACGCTGGAAAGCCTCGCTCCGCGCACCACGGACACAAAGATCAAGGTCACGCTGATTGACCCGCGCCAACCCATGGAAGGCGGCATTGGCACGGGTCTCAAGCCCGCGTCCGGTTACTTCGTTGACCCGTCGGCGCCGGACACCCAGGGCGACCTTACGGCCGTGTTCCGGTCGCTGGGACTGACGAAGGCCACCGGTTGGGCGGCAATCGACTTGTTCCACCCGACGTACAACCTGTACGCGGGGCTGGACGTGATCCTTACGGCGCGCCTTGACGAGAAGCTCACCGAAGAGCACAAGCGGCGCGGTATTCGTCCGGCGCTCCTGGCGTACGAGCACGAGATTGCATGGATGTGCGCCCACATGCAGCGTAAGGGCATCGTCGTTGACAGTGAGTACGTAGCCACGCTGCGCGCCATGCTGCGGGAAGAAGAAGCCCGCTTCAACGTGGTCGCCGCCCGCTATGGCGTTGAGTCGGTCAACTCCGGCGCTCAGGTGTCCGAAGCCCTGTTGGCCATGGGTGAGGAACTGAAGGAGCGTACGGACTCCGGCAACGTCAAGGTCGACAAGGCTGTATTGATGCCGCTCGCGGACCTTGACCGAGACTGGCAGCGCATCGGGGCTCGCACACCCAACCCGCTCGCGGAAGCCGTACTCCGCAGTAAGCGCGCGGGCAAGTGGTGCACGACGTACGCCGACCGATTCGCGAACAACCTTGACGCGTCCGGGCGTATTCACCCGACGATCAATACCCTTCAGGCGCGCACTGGCCGCATGTCCGTGACGGGTGACTTCGCCGCGCAAACGCTGCCGTCGTCCGACTGGATGATCCGTCGCGCTGTGCTCGCGGACGAAGGCCACGTGTTTGGCTCCGTCGACTTCCAAGCCATCGAAATGCGCGTGTTGGCGGCGCTGGCCGACGTGAAGAAAATGAAGGCCGGATTCGTGTCCGGTGGCGATGACTTCGACATCCACATGTACACGGCGCGGCTCATCAAGGGCGCGGGGGCGACGAAGAAGCATCGCAAGATCTTCAAGGGCGCGGGCTTCGGCAAGGTGTACGGCGGTGGCGTCACGACGGTTGCCCGGCAAACCGGAGCGCCTGAGTCTGAGATCCGTACCGCCTTCGCTGAGTACGACCGGGTGTTCCCTGAGATCAAGCGCGCATCGTCGCGTTGGCAGCGGGAAGCGCGCGCGAACGGGCTTGTGGCTGTCACGCCGACTGGTCGACACCTTCCGGTTGACCGTCACCGCATGTACGCGATCGTCAATTACAAGTGCCAGTCAACGGCGCGTGACGTGCTCGGGCAAGCCATGATCGACATGCGCTCAGCTGGCCTACTCGACTACATGCGCTTGCCGATTCACGACGAAATTGCGTTCAGTGCCCCGAAGGCGGACGCACAGGACATTGCGCGCGAGTTTGAGCGCTGCATGACCATGGACCTTTTCGGCGTGCCCATCACTGCGGGTGCAGACATCGGCGGACGCTCCTGGGGCTCGCTGTACGGCGCCGACTACTGAGCTAGGTCACGCGCACGTAACGATCCAACGTACTCACGAAGAGTACGTCCAAAGGATGATCGAAGGCGCGCACCGTTACTTCGAAGGTGCGTACGAGGCTGGCATATGCGTGATCCGTCATCCCTAAGGATGAGCCGTCATTACGCCTTCGAAATCACGGCAACTACCTCCGACTGACCCGGGTCTCCCCCAACGTACGAAGCGGAATCGAACCTACTCACGTGAGTAGGTTCGAGGTACGTTCGTGCTGCACGACGGACCGGAACTGATCAACCCCCGTCGGCAAGAGTCGGTAACCGTTCGGTTGCCCCGCCATGCCCTTCAGCGTGTGCGGAACCTTGCCGTGAACAGGTTGTGATCCCCCGGTCGCTCCCTCAGGTCACCGACTCCCTTAC